ATTATGGATAATGTGATTTACTTTGATGGTACAGTTGCTTCAGATCCTGCTAATGAGAAATTCATTAGTACAGAAGCTGGTATTAATTTTCAATCTGAAAACTTTGCTGTTAAAGCAAATGTTTATAATACAGATTGGAAAGATAGAAACCTTACTAAATCTGTAACAAGTGGACAAGGTTCAAGTGGTGATACTGATGTTATATTCCTAAGTGGAATAAATCAAAACCATCAGGGTCTTGAAATTGAAGCTAATACTAAAATAAGTGATATGCTTAGTTTAAATGCAGCTATAAGTTTTGGCACTTGGAAGTTTGATGGTGATGCCGATGGTAATTATCAAGAAGATGAGTTCAATGAAGCTGGTCAGGTAATAGGACAGAAAACTACACCTTACACATATGCACTTGATGGATTAATGGTAGGTGACCAACCTCAGACAGCTTATGTCTTAGGTGCAACACTTGCACCAATTACTGGTCTTAGAATGTCAGGTACTTACAGGATGTATGATAAGAATTATGCAGATTGGAGTCCAGGGGCACGCGAGTATGATGGTTCAGATGCAGATGCTGATAGAGAACAAGTATGGATGGCACCCGCATACAATAGACTTGATTTACACGCCTCATATCAACTACCAAAAATTGGTGGATATGATATGACATTAACAGGTCATGTATTTAATGCACTTGATGCAGTTTATGTTCAAGATGCAGTAGATCACAGTCAATACAATAGCTACGGAAGTAAAGTTCACGCAGCTCATAACGCAGAAGTATTTCTTGGAACACCAAGATACTTTAACTTAGGATTGTCTGTAAATTTCTAAAAAGTAATATGATTGGGGGCTGGGTAACCGGCTCCCAATTTTAATTAGTAAAAATAAAGCTTGACACATATAGTATTTTATGTGTATATTAGGTTATGGACAAAATTCATTTATTCACAAATTTGTATGACAAATATAAGAATATTTATTAGTGAAAATAAATAAAATAAAGCTTGACTCGTATAGCTTTTTATGCTTATATTATAGTAGATAATGAGAGAATATAAATGATTTTAATGATAAAAGTGTTAGTAGGTTTAACGAGTTCTTATTTTTATTTAAGAGCTGGCAAATCATATTTGAGTAGTTTAGGATTATATTAGATTAATATGAGTTATAATAAAACACTCATAGAGTTTATGAATTACTTGGAAGATAGATTTACAGAAGAATCTAATTCAAGAGATGTATCACCTGAAAAGTATTCTATTAGAATGGTTAAAGGTCGTAGATTTGATAGAATAGTTTATGATGATAAGTATGATTTTGATCGCATACATTGTTTTGTAGAACGAAATACTGGTAATATTTACAAACCTGCGGGTTGGAGAGGACCTCATACAAAAGGTAATTGTATTAGAGGTTCTATATATGATAAAGAAACTTTTAAAAACGCCGATAGATTCGGTGGATGGTTATATTTGTAATGAGAGTTAACGACAGTAAAACCAATTGGTTTTCCGTTATAAAAGTAGCTAAAAAACCAGTAGCAGTTAAAAAAACTGCTAAAAAAGCTGGTGTTGGTAAACATTATGAAAAGATTGCAGAAAATAAGTCTATGTATGGTAAGAGAATAAAACAACTTAAAGTTATTATTAATGATTTAAATTATCTATCTACAGGGAACACTTATCGTGAATTTATTATTGATATGAGTTCTGCATTAGTTCATGGTAGAAAAATAACACCCAAAATGGAATTAGCTATTACCAAGATTGTTAAGTCATACACAAAACATTTAAATGAAGAAAGAGATCCGAAGTTACGGAAACAGAAATTAGATTATACAGATAATACAATTAGTAAGTTGAATATGATTAAACGGAGATTAGATGAATGTAATTATACAAAGGGTTATACAAATGAGAAACTATACTTCTTGGAATCTATTGAAAAACAAGTTTATAGTAGAGGTAGTTTAAGTATAAAACAGAGAAAAGCTTTGAATGGGATGTTTAAACAATTTGAAAAAAGAATTTTGGGAATAAAATAGAAAAGAGAAAATAAATGGCCCGTAAAAATAAAAAAATAGAGTATAATAGTTATACTGAAGGCAATGTAAGATATATGTCTTGTATGGTATGTGGACGATATGAACAAGTTGGTGATGAAGCAACGAGTGTAAAATGTTCACGATGTACAGTTAGGGCAATACCATTAGAAGAACCAAAGGGGTACAAACCCACAGGTCGTCCAGCAGGATGGCATTGGAGAAAAGAGTTTGTAGATAAGGATGGTACTGTGTATCATTTAGGTAAAGAACAACCTAAATTAAAAGGTACTTTACCACCTACTAAGGTGAAACCACCAAAGAAAAGAAAAATTAAACGTCGGACACAAGAACAAGTACTTGTTGATCGACATAAAAAGAAAAAGGCAGCTCTTAAAAAAGCTGTACAGAAACAAAAAGATTTTTTAAATCATAAAATTAATAAAGGATAGAAAATGTCAAGAAAAGAATTTATAGAAACAAGTGGTGATTTTTCATTATATGGTGTAGCAAGATTCACAACATATATGATATCTGCTACAGCATTATATATGGAAAATTTACAAGTAGCTGCAATAGCATTTGGGTTTGGAGCCACACTTGGTTTCATTCGTAGATTAGCAAGAATTTGGGAGTAACAAATGGCTAAAAAGAAAACATCATTTCACGAGGAACAAAATCTTAAACATTATATGTTAAAAGATGGTAGTAGGTTTTGGGCAAAAGATGATGAAAATGCTTTGTCGTACAGAAACAAAGTTCTAAAACTAAAAGGTTCTGAAGTAGCCGGGATTATGACAAACGGAATGTTATTCAAAGAAGTAGGAGTAGATGTATAATGCCAAGAAGTAAACATCATAAGAAAAATAAAAGTGCATCTAAATGGAGAAAGTTGAGTAATATTCGTAGAGCTCTTCGTGGATATATGGAAGCTACGGATGGTGAAATTCCTGATTGGTTTATTGAAAATCACCTTGGAACAAAAGGTAAACTTAAAGGAAAAATAGTTGTTAAAGATAAATCAAAAAAATCTAAGTATAGGGCAGTAAAAAATGTTTGAATTTGCCGTTGTATGTTTGCTAATTTACATAGCAGTTAAATTATCAGATATAAATAATAAACCAAAGTTTTAATGAAAAGAAAAGTAATAAATTGTTTAACAGAAGATAACCCAGTTATCAATAAAAAACTGAGAAAGGTTTCAGTAGATGAAGGACTTAAAATTGCAGAAGAATTATTCACTATCCTTACTGAAAGGAAAGATGGAATTGGACTTGCAGCTAACCAAGTGGGTATTGACGCCGCTGTTGCTGTGGTTAATGTTAGGGAGCCCATTATTCTAATTAATCCTGTTATTAAAGAACAATGGGATGAGATAATATATTATGAAGGTTGCTTATCATATAAAGGTAAGGGAGTTGATACTAAAAGATTTAAGAATATAGTTATACATACTGAACAAGAAGAATCAGATTGGTATTTTAGTGGAGTAGAAAATTCAACTGAAGGTAAAGGTAGTTGGGAACAAGAACAAAATATAAAAAAAGATAATGAATTAAGATTAATAGAATCTATTTGTGTCCAACACGAAATAGATCATTTAAATGGAGTTACAATAATGGATAGAGAACATAAACTAAAACCACGTAGAGTATCACAGAAGTGGGGAAGAAATGAAATTGTTATGATTACCGATGGTAAAGAAACAAAAGATTTGAAATACAAAAAAGCTAAACCACTTATAGATAGTGGTAAATGGGAAATCTATATTGGTGGCCCGATAACTTGAAAATAGATACTAATAATTTATCGGTTATGAAAGGATTTATGTCAAGTTATGGTTGGGTAAAAGGTAAGACAAGAACATCTATAGATTACAAATCAGTACCAGATCATATATGTGAGGATTTTGATGATGATTGTATTGACATTCCGCGAACATATTGGGAATGTTGGGAATATGATTCAAAATGTGGTGTATGTCCTTTTCTTTTACAAGAAGTTACAGAAGAACTGGATAAAATAAATAAATGAAAAAAGCGTTAACTTATGATGATGTAAATATCATTCCAAAATATTCGGAATTAGGTTCCCGTTCTGAAATTGTTTTAGAAACTAATTTCACTAAAAAGACAAAATTAAATATTCCAATTGTTTCATCACCTATGGATACTATAACTGAATATGGGATGGCATATGAAATGATGGAATGGGGCGGTGTTGGAGTTATACATAGATTTAATACTATTGAAGAACAATCTCGTATGATGAAAAATTTACATAAAGAGTTTGAAAGTTATTTTAAAATAGATAAAGATTCACCACAAACATTAGCTGAAGCATATGACCAATATGTTAAGATAAATGGATATGTAGGTTATATAGATGATGATGATGGTTCAGATATACAAGATTATCTTGATATGACTAAAGAAAGATTGGACTCGAATAAGAGGTGGAGTAAAAGACCATTATGTGCAGCAGTAGGAGTTAAGAGTGATTATTTAGAGAGAGCAGAAGAATTAGTGAGCAATGGATGTAACGTTATAGTTATAGATGTAGCACACGGTCACCATAAATTAGTAGGAGAAGCAATTGAAAAAATCAAGACCAGATTATCATCAGTCGAAGTTATTGCTGGCTCAGTTGCAACAGCAGAATCGTGTGAATACTTATGCGAAAAAGGAGCGGATGCGATTAGAGTCGGAATTGGAAACGGATCGTTATGTGAAACGCGCATTAGAACAGGTGTGGGAATCCCTCAAGTTACTGCTCTTATTGATTGCGTGGCCGTTGCTGATACCTATGGTTGTCCTATTATTGCTGATGGTGGGGTGCGTACTGTTGGTGATGTGTGTAAAGGACTTGCTTGTGGGGCTGATACGATTATGTTGGGCTCCCTTTTATCTGGTACAAAGGAAACTCCAGGCACGATTGAAAAAATAGGTGAGTGGCCAAATGAACAATTATATAAAAAGTATAGAGGGTCTGCCTCGTTAGATTCAAAACATGATAGGGGTGATAATAAAAATGTTGAAGGAAACCACAAAGTTATTCCATATAAAGGAAAGGTCAAAAGAATTATCCAAGATATACAAGAGGGACTTCGTAGTTCTTTCTCTTATGTTGGTGCTAACAATATTTCTGAGTTTCATTCTAAGGTAGAATTAATAGAGGTTACTGGAGCAGGAAATATTGAAGGAAAACCTCATTTACTTAATAGTTAATAAGTAAATGGGAGACTTAGTTTGGAATTGTTAGAAATTAAAGAAAAATTAGAAGAAGCTTTAGAAACAGAGAATTGGGATATCATACTTGAATTAATTAGTGATATCGAAATTGAAGAAAATTATATGTCACCTTTTACCAATGGTGGCGATGATGATGAAGAAAATTGGTTAAACAAGAACAAATAAGGAAATAGAATGAATACAGGCACAGTCAAGTGGTTTGATACTAAAAAAGGTTACGGTTTCGTAGCAGATTCAGTATCAGATGGCAAAGATTACTTTGTACATTTTTCCGAAATTCAAAGCGATGGCTTTAAGACTTTAGAAGAAGGTCAAAAAGTAACTTTTGAAATCGGAGAAGGAAAACAAGGACCAGTTGCAAAGAACGTTAAAGCAACGGACTAAGTAACATGGGGCGGACAGGTATCGACTGGTGTTATTTGATAATAAAGTGCAACGGAGTTTGAGTAAAACTCGCTACAAAAGACTCACAAACCTAAATAGCGATAATTCGCTTGAAGGGTTGGTAATTGATTGGCAATTTGCCAATACAGAACGGATGTTTGACAATTTTGTTGAACCCGTGATGGATTATCAACCGACTTACGCTTTCGCATAAGTCTCCTGAGTTGTCTAACACTCGGACATAAAAAAAGTTAGACGATCACTCGTTCATAGATTAGAGTTTAAATAAATCTGTCAGTTAAATCAATCTGAGTAAATTGGTCTATGGTGGGTTTGTTGGTTAACTACCGAATTTGGAAACCAACTAAGTTGTGTACGACTTTATATTTGAAAACAGACAGGACGGGGATTCGAATTCCCCCCGCTCCACAAATAGATTATTAAAATTATGGTAGAACGTAATTTTTAAACATACTTATAATAGACAACGGGAAAATAAAATGCGTAGATTAACAGATTCAATGAATGTATTGGCTTTAATTCTTACAGTAGTTTTTATTAATGGATTTATTTCTATTAATATATTAGAAAAGAATAAAAAATATTATACTTCTTTAATGGAAAGTGTAACTAAAGAAAATGCATTATTAATGGAACAACTTACTGAACTGAGGAGTGAAGGTATGCCGGTAACAGTAACAATGTACCAACCAGTTCGTCGTCAGACAGATTCTACACCGAACATTCTCGCAGATGGAACGCGTATTAGGACGCAAGATGCGTCCAATTATAAATTTATAGCGGTGAGTAGAAATCTTTTGAAACGATGGGGTGGATGGTTAGATTATGGTGACTTTGTTTTTCTTAAAGGTACAGATCATAAAGATGGTATTTATCAAGTTAGAGATACGATGAATAAACGATGGGTAAATCGTATAGATATTTTGGAATCAATTGATGTTAAACCATATAAATTAAATGGACAAATACATAAAACAGATTTGGTACATTCCGGAAGTTAATAATTAAGGTTAATAGATGATCAGTTATATCGGTGGAAAAAACCGTATGGCTAAATGGATTGGGAGTTATATTCCCAATGATATAGAAACATATGTAGAAGTTTTTGGTGGGGCATTTTGGGTATATGTCAAAGGAGAAGTACACAAAAAACCCATTTTAAAAAATGTTATATATAATGATTTTAATAGATATATGACAAATTTAATATCGTGTTGCAGAAATCCACAAGAATTTTTAAAGTCAATGGATGAAATTGTTGCACAAGATTCTGAGTTATTCTATCAGTTTAAAACAGAAGTATTTGAAAATAAAAATATTAAAGATATAGAAATCCCAAATTATGATTACGGGATGAAATATGCTTATATAGTTACACAAATCTTTTCAGGGTTAAATCCAGAAAAAGGAAAGTTTATAGATTTAAAAGGAAAGTATAGTTCTAAATTTGATGCATTTAGAAGAAGATTAAAAAATCCTGTGGTTATAGAAAAATTAAAAAAAATAACTAATGTTGAAAATATGGATTGTGAAGAAGTTATCAAAAAATATGATAGCCCTAAAACATATTTTTATGTAGATCCACCATATTGGAAAACAGAAAATTATTATTCGTTACATGATTTTAAATCAGATGATCATAAAAGATTAGCTTACATATTAAAAAATATAAAAGGTAGATTTAGTTTGTCATATTATGATTTTGATCAATTACATGATTGGTTTCCTGAAGATGAATATGAGTGGGAATTAAAAGATTTTGTAAAACCGGCTTCTGCACAAAAAGGCAAAAGTCAAAATAAAGGAACAGAGTTATTGATTATGAATTATCAATTAGAAAATAAAAAAGAAAAAACTAAAAATATAGAACATGGGTTTTGGAGTTAAATTATGGTTACACTTACAACTGATCAAATTATAGAACGATATAAAGAGTTAATGGAAATGGTAGAAACTTATTTAGAAGGGGAAACTCTTGAAGGAGTTAAATCAATCATTAGCCATTTTGAAAATAGATTAATGGAAGCACCAGCTTCAGGTAGATTAGATTACCATAACTGTTTTGTCGGTGGATTTTTAGATCATACTGTTAGAGTTGCTACAACTGCATTAAAAGTAAAGAAACAATTTGAGGATTTGGGAGTTGAAGTAATACATCCAGATAGTGATGTTTTCTTGGCTGCTATGTTTCATGATTGGGGCAAATTGGGTGATTTAGATACACCATATTATAGAGAACAGGATTCTGAATGGCATCGTAATAAGCTTGGAGAATTTTATAAACATAATGAAATTGGAGAATATATGTCTGTAACAGATAGGTCGTTATGGATACTTCAACAGTTTAATGTTAATGTAAGTACTGAAGTTTGGAAAGCAATTAAAATGTCGGATGGAATGTTTGATGCTGGGAATGAACAGTATTACAGAAGACCATCAGCTACCAGAAATGTATTACATTATATAGTACATATGGGAGATTGGATGGCAACGGTTGCAGAAAAACAACATCATGTTCAAGGTGAAGTAAAACAAAAAGAAAAAGAAGAAGAATCTATTGAGAAGTTTAAAGAGCAAATGGAAACTACGACTGAAGTTTTAACGGCTACAGATGAAACAGAAGTTAGTAGTGATAGAGCCAAGGAACTTTTTGAAGAATTGTTTGGAGATAAATAATGATTATAGAAATAATATTAGCAATAGAAACCGTAGCGTTTATAGTTGAAGGTTATGTAATTTGGAACTTGATGAAAAAACAAGAAATGTTAGAAACGTGGGTAGAAACTTATAGTGAAAAAATGAATGTAGCATATACTGATATGCGTACTATTGATGATAAAGGAGTATTTGAAGCTGATGATGAAGTTGGTGAAGTATTTACACAATTAAAAGATATAACAGAAAAGTTAAGTAAAACAGGATTAGAGGAGCAAGAAAGTGCCAGTTAAAAGAAAAAAGAAAAGTAAAATGTATTTTGGGAAACCTTGTCAAGATGCCATTATTAGATATAATAATTGCGATAAAATACATATTAAAAATAAAATTTATGAGGAGCATATTCAGGCAGCTTTTGATAAGTTAGCAGAAAATTTAATACATACATTTAAATTTTATTATTTTGATGTTCCATTAACTGATGTAAAACATGAAGTAGTGGGATTTTTATTAATGAATTTGCATAAATACGATCCAAATAAGGGTAAAGCGTTTTCGTATTTTAGTATTGTTGGAAAAAATTGGTTGATATTACACAATAATAATAACTATAAAAAGATGAAACAACATACATCTATAGATTCATTAGATTTTAGACGAAATGTTGGTTCTGAAACAGCGAGATTAGAAGAGGATGAATATTATAATGATTTTGTTGAACAAATGGTAGATTTTTGGGATAATAATTTAAATAGTTTTTTTAAAAGAAAAAAAGATTTAAATGTAGCGTATTCCGTATTAGAGTTATTTAAACGGCGGACCACTTTAGAAAATTTTAATAAGAAAGCTCTTTATATATTAATTAGAGAAATGACTGGTTCTAATACCCAGCATATTACTAGAGTTGTTAATCAAATGAAACAACAATATTTACTCTTAAATACAGAATATCTAAAAGAAGGTGCTATAGATACATCTAATACTGGATCTATTTTTGCTTAATTAATTTATATGTAATGATAATGAGATTCATTCTCACTATCATCAAATATTAAAGATTCAACCGCTTTTTAGTTCTCACTAATAAACAACTTAAAAACAACCGAATCTTTAAACAAAAAAAGGGAAGATATTTTTATCTTCCCTTTTATTATATCTGATAGGTATAGGTACACCTATCAAAATATTCCACTGCTTACTTGCTGCGGAATAAACCAACCAATACCAATAAAGCTACGAGTCCGGCGAAACCGCCTTCTCCAAACTGACTGATAATTGCTGTTAGGTTTCCAATAACATTGACACCAAAAATGCCTGTTCCGAAGATTACTTCGGAAATAGCACCTATGGCAACAAAGGATAGCATCAAATGAGCTAAGTCATCAATATATCCTTTAACCATTGTTACGACTTCCTTCATGGTTATTCTCCCGTTAGTTATGTATCATAAGGGTATTTTTTCCCTCTAAAATAACTATTTAAGTACTTAAATTTCCGAAATTCTTATATATTTATATACAAGAGGTTTTTAAGTCAGTTATATTTATAAGTGTATAAAAGGGTTCAATACGAACACCATCAGATTAAGGATTGGTAATAAAATATTATGTCAGATTATAAAGTATTTAAAGAAAAATCATTAGCCGATATCTTTGAAGATATCTATAACAATTCTGCAGAGAACAAAAAACAATTAGATGTGTTGATACGAGAAGTTGTGCAATTCATTAAAGATGGGGATACTGCAGTTCAATTAATTCCAGCTATTAAAGAATATTTAGATATCAAGGTTAAGAACGATGAACAGTTAGTAAAAATGGCAGCTATTGTACAAAGATTGGTTGTAGGAGAGCAAAAAGGTTCTAGTGAGTTTGAATTTGGATTGTCGGACAAAGAAAAAGAAGATTTATTAAAATCATTAGATCCAGTAGCTAAAGATTTACAAAAATATACAGATGAAATTACTAATAAATTAGAACCAGAAACTTCTAAAATAGTGAAATCATAATGGGAGATGGTAAATTTTTTCACCACAGTGAACCAGCAGGAACCAAGAAAGATCTTGTTGGTAAAAAGTATGTAGAGAGAGGCGAAATTTATGCTCTTATAAAGAATTATGCTGGTGAAATTAGGTCAACTTCATTTGAGATAGATTTTTTGAAAGTAAAGACAGTTTATGATACATTAGATATGACCAAAGACGGTCCCGATGGCCCACCCAATCCGAGTAAATTTGGAATGATATCAGGTAAATTTATTTATAGTGAACAACAGAAAAGACAAAATACTGAGTCAAAAGCTTATCCGTTAAACGTTAGTTCATTTGAGTTACCACTTCCAAACGAAATTGTACCAGTTATAAGGTATAATGGAAAGAATTATTATTTAGATCAACTTACCTTAGGTGGACTTATATCAACATATAGTCCTGAAATTGGAAACACTACCGGGTGGTCCCCAACGACATTAGAAGAGATACAAAAAAAAGTTGAAGGTTATGATGCTCCTAAAAATCCCAAGAAAAGACCATTAGTTGGTCGAGGTTCAAAGCAGATTAATAGTAGATATGGTTCTTCTATTTTAATGGATCATAAAGAAGGAAACCCTAGTATTAGATTGAGTAATAATCAAAGTCAATCTCCACAAAATTTACCATATTTTGTACCAACTTTTTTTAGAGAAGGATCGACTATTTTATTAGATAGTGATACTACAGAAAATTTTCCAATAGCTTCCGTAGAAAATGTACAGAACATGGTTGATAACAATGGTAATAAGATTATAATAAATTCAGATCAATTGATATTTCAAAGTAGACAAAATTCTATACATATAAACAGTCCTGATACCATTTATCTCAATGCACCAAATGTTAAAATTAATAATGAACCAGCAGTAATGGGTGATGCTTTAGTAAATCATTTAGATAATATATTGGAAATATTAGATCTAATTATTACAGCAGTACTTCCAGGAAACCTTGTATTGCAACCTAAACTAGTAGAAGCAAATAACGAACTTAAGGCATTAAGAACCCGGTTAGAAAAAATTCATGCTACACCTGGAAAACATCATAATATTAGAGAATTATTCGGTGGTATATCTGACACTAAAGCTGTTGATATATAATGGCTAAAACATTTGTAGGTAAAAATATAGAAAGAGGAGTTAATAGCATATCAACGCCAGTTAATGAAGAAACTGCAAAATTAAAGGAGATGAATCGGCAGCTTAAAGAAGCTAAAAAACCAGGAATGGAGTGGACAATATCGATAAAAGATCTTCAGGTTATGGAAACGGCTTTAGCGGCTATTAATGCTATATTAAATAAAGTAGATGTAAATAAAGTTAATAAGTTAATTACGGGTGCTAGAAAATTTATAGGGGGGTGGAAGAAAGGAATAGCGGCCGCTAAACTAGCTGCTAGTGCAGTAAATCCAACAGTAGGTGCAAATATAGAAGTAATGCAGATTGGAAAAACATATATTGAAGATGGTGAAGAAACAATAGAAGGAGTAGCATTGCCTTCAATGACGGGAATCGGTGCTCAGCTTTCTAATAGTAAAGGATTAGTGGTAGAAAATGCTACATTAATCAAGGAAGTAAAAGCAGTTAAAGAAACAGGTGTAGATCCCAAACAAGCTATTTTGGATTCAAAGTGGACAAAGGCTTTAAGAGAAGGAACTACAGTTTCATTTTATTTAGAAAGTGAAGAAAATAAAAAATTTATAGATGACAACCCATTCCGGTACCAGATTGTTTTAGATGAAGCAAAGGTTACAGGCCAGTTAAGTAAAGTGGCCAGAGGCGGAGATGTTAATATACAAAATAGAATGAAAGTAGAAGTAGAAAATCATCACTTGATGGTAAATTTACAATCAGATTATAATGACTATCATGATATGGTAAATAAAATAAAAAGAAGAGAGGAAGAAATATCGGATTTGATTGCTAATGACACGTTTGGTGATTATCCTGATGATGCAGCTTGGCTTGAAGAACTGAATGCGGAAGTAAGTCAACTTAAATCTAGTAGAGATCAAAGTGGTAGTAGGTTATTAGAAACTAAGAAAACATATAAGGATAATTTAACTACTTTAAAATCTATAGGTGCGGGTAAAACTTCTACTGGAATGTTAAATAATCGTGAAGTAATGGCGTTAGGAAGTTCCTCGAAAAATAGTTTAACTGATGCAGTACAATATGCTATGTTCATTGCAAGAAATTTTTCACTAACTCTAGGAATGAATGTAACTTATATAGATAAAGCAGAAGTTACTGGTTCAACAGCAACGGGAAGATACAGTTTTCAATTAATGTGGGATCTTTCAAAAGATCAAAATGGAATGTTTAAGCTTGTAATAGTTCTTGAAAATAGACCAGCTTAATTGTTAAAAATAATAGTTATTAAATAATGGAGTAAATGATGAAAAAAGGCGAGATGATAAAAATAATAGAACGAGTAGTTCGTAAGGAAGTCAGAAAACAAATGAATGAGATATTTATTAAAGAAGGAAACACCTCTTCTCTCACCGAATTAGTTTCAAAATCAATAACCGAAAAAGAGTTTAAAGAACCAATTCGAAAAAAATATAAAGTTGGTAAAAAAGAAGAAATAAAGTATACAAAAGATAAAGCTATAAATAAGGTTTTGAATGAAACTAAAGGTGGAATACCGCAAGGAGAAGGAAATGAATCTTATCCAACTATGGGCGGGGGAATTTTTGATTCGAGTAAAGTAACAGAGGTAGCAATGAAGAGTGGTGAATTTGGAAATACAGATGAATTTAAAAGAGAATTAGGAGCTGCTATGACAGCCAAGTCAGTAGGTGTTTCAGTTGATAAAGTTCCAGAATCTACAATGAAAGCTTTAACACGAGATTATAGTGGTTTAATGAAAGCTATGAATAAGAAGAATACTAATGGCGTCTAATAGAGAATATGATCAAGATCCAGATGTTAGTATAGGAATAAGATTACCAGTTGATGAAAATTGGACACCCACAGCATCTACTATGGAAGCAGCCGAATTTAATATTCAAAACTTACTTAAAACTAAGTGGGGTGAAAGAGTGGCTCATCCTACTTTTGGATGTGCACTTGCATCTATTTTATTTGAGCAAATGGATGATTCTATAAATGATAAAGTAGATGAAGTAATAAATGATGCAATAGATAAATGGCTTCCCTATCTTAGAATTGTAAATATTGATACTAAAATAGATAATACTAGAAGAAGATTAAATGTTGCACTTACTTATGCACACAAAAATGATCCAACTAGAACAAATACTACTATTATTGTATATACTTAGGAGTTAAAATATGCCAACTTATAAAAAAGATATATCCTATTTAGGACGTGATTTTGCAGGGTTAAGAAGTAACCTTATAGAATTTGCAAAAACTTACTTCCCAAATACTTATAAAGATTTCAATGAATCTGCTCCTGGTACGATGTTTTTAGAATCTGTAGCATATGTTGGTGATGTTTTGGGTTATTATATTGATGCTATGTTTAAAGAAAGTTTGTTACCTTATGCTGAGGAAAAAAATCAAGTATATAATATAGCACAATTTATGGGATATACTCCTAGATTGATATCACCATCTATGGCTACAGTAACTTTTTCACAGGAAGTTCCAGCTATGACTGATGATCCAACACAACCAGATTATGATTATGCTTTAAATATTAAATCAACCACTAGACTATTTGCTCCTAATTTTGGAGTTGAATATAGATTGTTAACTGATTGTAATTTTAAAGTAGATCAGGGAGATGTTGTAAAAGAAATTTCTCAAACATCTACTGATGGAACTATTGAATATTATAGATTACATAAAAAAATAACTGTTGTAAGCGGGTATAGTAAAAAAGAGACATTTACATTTGGAAGCCCAATTAAATATGATAGAATAACTTTATCAGAAGAAAATGTAACAGATATTATTTCTGTAACTGATGGTGATGGAAATACTTGGTATGAGGTTCCATTTTTAGCACAAGATATGGTTTTTACAGAATTTCAAAATATAGAATCAAATGATTCTTCATTAGTTCAGTTTGATGCTACAAATCCTTATATTTTAAAAAGATTGAAAACATCAAAAAGATTTAGAACATATGTAAGACCAGATAAAAAAACTGAAATGCGGTTTGGGGCAGGGACTTTAGTGACTCCTGACGAAGAATTAATTCCAAATCCCGATAATGTAGGTTCAAATTTACCAGGAAGTCCATCTAAATTAGGAATTGCTTTTGATCCTAATAATTTTACAAATACAAGAGCATATGGTGAAGCTCCGTCTAATACTACATTAGAAATTACTTATGCATTTGATGGTGGTTCTAAACATAATGTTAGATCAGGAGAAATTAATTCTTTTGCTTCTAAAATTGTTACAAGTTTGCCTTCAACTTTAGATGGTACTAAAATAACGAGAGTTAATAATTCATTGAACGTTGTTAATGATGAACCATCATCTGGAGGAATGGATGTAGAATCAGTAGAAGAAATTAAACAAAATGCTATGGCATTTTTTCAGGCTCAAAGTAGGTCGGTAACTAGAGATGATATACTTGTTAGAATTTATGCGTTACCTGAAAGATATGGTAATATAGCTAAAGCATATGTAGTGCAAGATGAACAAATAACTACACAACCTGGAGAAGAATTAACTTTTACTAAAAATCAATTTGGATTAAATTTATATTTACTAGGGTATAATAATAATCGTAAATTAACTAAATTAAATGATGTTACTAAAAAGAATCTTAAAGTATATTTAGATAGATTTAGAATGGTAACAGATGCTTATAATATAAAGGATGCCTATATAGTTAATATTGCTATTAAATTTGATATATTAACAAAAAAAGGTTATAATAAAAATGAAGTTTTATTGAATGCAATTAATGAAGTGAAAAATTATTTTAATATTGACTTGTGGCAAATTAATCAACCACTTGTAATTGCTGAGGTGGTAGCAAAGTTAATAGAAGTTGAAGGTGTGGTTGGAGTAGAAACTCCAAGTGATTCTAATCCACTAGGAACAAATATAGTAATAGAAAATAGATATGATACTGCAAAGGGATATTCAGGAAATGTATATGATTTAGGAGACCCAATGGTGATTAAAAATGGTGTAGTTTATCCATCTAGAGACCCAGCAATTTTTGAATTAAAATTTCCAGATACAGATATTATCGGTAGAGTAGTAGGAGACGTCTAATGCATTATTTTGAATACGCTTCAGCAGACGCAACATTATATGAGGGACCAGTTACTCAATCACAAAATACTGGATTGGATGAAATATTAGAAATAAGAAAAGATACTAATAATAATGCATCAATAATAAATGTTTCTCGTGCGTTAATTAAATTTGATTTAACTTATATTTCACAGTCAGTATCATCTGGATTAATTACATCAGGATCGGATACAAAATTTTATTTAAATTTATATGATGCTAATTCATCTAATTTAACGACTAGTCAATCTTTATATGGATATCCAGTAAGTCAATCTTGGACGGCTGGAGAAGGTAAATTTTATGATAATCCACCAGATGAAGAAGGTGTTAGTTGGAGATACAAACAAGGAAAAGTAGATGGTACTCAATGGATAAGTGGTAGTAATAATACTGGTGGAACCTGGTATAGTGGAAGTGGGATAGAGAGTGCAACTGCAACAATTACCATTACAGATTACACCGAACTCAATGCTGGTGATAAAGTGAATTTGATTGCTGCAGACGGTACTAACTATGACTTTACCAATGGTGACCAAAGTTCTGTTAATGGTACATGGGAATCCACAACTTCAAATAACCAAACCGCAACTAACCTAATGAATGTTATTAATACTTCATCGGGGCCAGCGGGAACTAGATTTACCGCTACGGTGGATAGTGCAGTTGTTACGGCTACTCAAGCTACTGCTGGTACTGTTGGAAATACAAGCGTCACTCTTACAGACTCCGATACTGCTGGTATGACAAAAACTAATTTTTCTGGTGGAACTTGGAGTGAAAGTGGATATATAGCGTCTCAATCGTTTGCTTGGGAAACTACTGATATGAGAATGGATGTAACTGATGTTATGTGGACTTGGATAGATGGAAGAGTACCAAATGAAGGGTTTATGATTAAAAGAAGTGGAAGTGTTGGTAATGCGGATGATAATGTCGAAGAAGGAAATACTACAAAATATGGTCATTTTGCATTTTTTAGTAGAGAAACAGATACAGTCTATCAACCAAAATTAGAAGTAGTTTGGAATGATTATTCTTTTAATTCTGGTTCTTTATCACCATTAGTTTCCTCGGATTTAGAAGATTTAGTCGTTTATATGAAAGGATTAAGACCTGATTATAAAGAAAATTCAAAAGTAAAATTCAGACTTGTTGGTAGAGAAAGATATCCTACCAAAACATATTCAACCTCAACTGTTTCTGATAGTGTAACTGTTAAATATTTACCAACTGCTTCTTGTTATTATCAAATAAAGGATGCATTTACAGAAGATGTAATGGTACCATATGGATCTGGTTCATATATTTCGTGCGATAGTTCAGGAAATTATTTTAATTTTTGGATGAACGGATTACAGGCTGAAAGATTTTATCAAATAGAATATAAAGTTGTCAGTGGAAGTGGTGTAAGTAAAACAGTAAATTATTATGGTGGTGATTTTAAATTCAAAGTGAGTAGATAATGCCTTATAGTAAGGAAGAAATAAAGCATTTAGCATTTGTTAGAAAGTTAAGAGAAAAAAATGCAGTTAGGTGGCTTTCGGATAGAGATGTATATTTAACTAAATGGATAAATAACCCTGCATCTAGTGGAGGCCAGGAGAACTATGCCGGCCAAGCGAATTATGGATGGGAAAGTAATAATGGAAAACTTTTACCAGGACAAGTTTTAAATATGGCACCTAAGACCGAAGTAAATGGAAGAATGGTATATAATTTATACCAGGATAGTGAAACTGGAAATATTCAACAAGGTATAACTTTCCTCAGCCGACAAGTATTATTTCCAAACAGTGCAACGCCTTCAGGATATGATGTAGAACTTACAGTTAATTTTGTTGAAACAATTAATCACAGTAGAGATATATTTGATCCAAGTTCGGCGGTAAAAGTTATAGATAATAGATTTAAAGAGGTAGATTATATAACATCAGGTACTAGTACATATACAACGATTGCTGATACCACATCAGATACAACAAGTGGGGATACTGGTTCCACCAGTAGTACTACCCCTACTGGTGGCGGCGGTGGTAGCGGCACTTATGATGTTCCAATACTGGATACATAAAGGTAAATAAATGAGTTATTTAATTCCAGATAATATAAAAAGTAGGATAAAGTATAAACAGGATAGGTACAGTTATGTAACTTATCCTAAGTTAGGAACACTTCAAAGTCTTATAGGTCCGAGAGATTTTATTTTAAAAAGAGCTCTTTATACTGATTCTGGTATGGTAGCTGGTAGTAATATTATACCACTTGATACAGCTTTCGAAGAAAAACATATAATTCAATTAGGTGAAGCAGTAAATTCGATGGGAATATCAAGTGGTAACATTACACTTCAATATAGTTTTTTACGATGCGAAGCAGGTTCACATCAAACAGTATTAGTAGATAGAGAACGTAATTTTTATAGAGATTCAGTTGTAACAAATAATGGCAAAATGTATAAAAATACTGTTTCTCCTGATGGACCTCCAGATGAAGTTTTTTGGTCCAATGTAATTTCATCAAACGAAGATATAGAAGAGTTTAGAGTTTTTTCTAAACGATTTACTTATGAAATTGCTAACATTTCACCTGCAAGAGATGAAATTGAAGTTAAATTAAAAAGTGGTTTGACGGGTAATACCTTTTACCAAAATTCATTTGATGATTTTAAAAGTGGTTATGAAGATAAATTATTTTATAAGTCAGATGATATTAGTTATCATATAGTAGATACTAATAAATTACAAGCCTTGGATGTATCTACTATGGCAGCAGGAGATCCCATTGTAGCATTTAGCAGTAATGACAAAATTGAAACTTTTTCTGATATAACAGTAGAAATTCCCAAAGCTTTTATTGTATCTACTAGAGAAGAAGAAACAATAACGGTTACCCAAGAAGTATATATGGAACCTAAACCAGTTCATGTACCTACTGCAACACAATCTCAAGAGTCCGCAATGGGCCAGTGGATATTTAGTATAGATTGGAGTGGTGGCTCTTCTAGTCCTGGATCCTGGCTTCCAAATGTAGAAGGATTAGAAATAACGGATGAGGGAGCAGTATTATATCCAGGAAATTTGATTACAGGTATGCCATTAGATGTAGCTTCTATCCTAGAGAAGTTTCATGAAAATTCAAAAGAAACTCTTACAACTCCTATAATACCAAGTATACCAACAGATGATTTAATTGTATATAGTCAATCAGATGTTGTTCAAACTACTAATGACGCTAATGCAAACCCCCTAGATGATGCTGGGGCTGCTGACGTTGGTAATTCTGAAGCTTCAAATTTAAAAGCAATTCACTTTTCTGAACCTTTTAAAGCTTGGTTTAATAATAATGCTAATGGATTATTTCATCATCCAGTATGGGGTGGAAAGTTACCAACAGATTCGCAATTATTATTTTATTTTGTAGAAAAATCTACCTCTGGAACTTCTACTGAACAATATGGTATGTTGCAAATATTATTATCTGATTTTCTTGTGAGTAGAGAAGATTGTATAGAGAAATTATTAGCTGATTATATGTATGTCGATCCTGACCCATCAGCGGCAAAATATTTTAGAGACGTTGAAAATAAAGAGCGAGTTATGGTAACTGATTATGCGCCATATAAAGCTACTCTTACTGGTTTAGATCGAGAGGGTGATAAGATAAGTAGTTTTAATATTAAACATAGCTATGAGGGAGAGTGGGATGGTACGAGGAGATTAGCGAAGACAATTGAAGAAGCCGCCGAAGTACTGGGTATTACTTATGAATCTATAAATACTGATATAAAGGAAATTAATTTCTACATTGGGGCAAAGCAGATGATGGATTTAACCTATTATGCTGTTGTAGGACAATCTTCATTACATCTTATTATAAATAAATTAGACTTAGACGAAACAATGGTTTTAAAATTATATAATCCGTTACCAAATAATGTGCAGTTGGGCGATGATATATATTTTGTTAGAGAAGTAATATCACACCAACAATATGATTTAAATTTAATTGATTTTCCACAACCAGTAATACCTGATACTATATTGAGATTACCTTCAGGCACTTCTGTTGGTGAACCAATAGTGAGAGAGAGATCAACTGAATATCAAAATTGGGATGATTTATTATTCAAGAGTAGCTCATTAGCACAGGATATAGAAAGAGATATTATAAGTGGGTCTATGAATGAAGTACGCTTAAATATAGATTATTCAAATTATGATAAATTTATGAAATTTGGTTCTGCAAAAAAGCGATTACAAAATTTTAAAACTAAATTAGAAAAAATAGAATTACATGACGCTTACAGTCAATCAATTGCAGGTACATATTATGATACAGGTTATTTAGGAAATGATCCAAATACCGCAATTGCAAATGCAGGAACTGATGCTAGAAAATGGGAAATTGCAAATAGTGAAGTTGTAAATAGTTTTGATGGATATGAAAGATATTTGTATTTTGAAAGTTCCTCATTTAAATCTGGTAGTAGTTCTCAATATACATCAGCTAGTCTTGATTTATTATATGATGCATCATGGCCTAAGAAAAATAATACTAAACCGTATATTTTATCTGAAATAACTTCTTCAGATGCAATAACATGGTATGATAATCAAATAGTAAGTTCATCAGATTTTGATCATGAAAATAGAGATAGGCTATTATATCATTTACCAGAGCATATTAGAGATGATATGGGCAATGATGCTTTTTCAAAATTTATAGATATGACTGGGCATCAGTTTGATAATATAAAAAATTATATTGATAGGTTTGGTCAAATTTATGAAATTGATGAATCTTTAGATAAAGGATTATCTAAACAACTTATTTATCCTATAGCAAAAGGATTTGGTTGGAATTTACAAGATGGATACGATTTAGCGAAATTAGATAAGTTCTTTTTTGGTAAATCAGTAGATAAGACTAATTATGCAACAACCCTTTATGCTAGCTCTTCATTACAGGATATTTCACGAGAAGTATGGAAAAGAATTATTGCCAATATGCCTTTATTTTTAAAATCGCGTGGTACAATTGAATCGTTGAAAGGATTAATAAATTGTTATGGTATACCATCTACAATATTGAGAGTTAGAGAATATGGTGGACCAACTATTACGGATGTAGAACCTATATATGAAACAGCTAGGAAATTTACAAAAGCTTTAGATTTTAAAGCATCCCAATATGTTTCTGGTTCTTGGTCACATTCTTTAGGATTGGGTAATGCACAAACACCAAATTCTATGGAGTTTAGATTTAAAGCAGCATCAAGTTCTGATCAGACATTAGTTCAGGGTGGTAATGGACTTACTGGTGATCAATTTGGAATTTATTTAAAAGATAATGGTTCTGCAGATAATATTGGTAGATTATCATTTTCATTAAGTGGTTCTGCTGGATATGTTACTGCATCAACTGAACCATTACCATTTTATAATGGAGATTATTGGTCTGTAATGTTGACAAAGGATACGACTTCAACTGAGTTATTTAAAGGAGAAGATGGTGTATCTAATATATTTGAAACTGGGTCATTACAATTACCATTTAAAGATTGGCGTTATGGAACTGCTACAATAGCTAGTGGTAGTACGGAAGTTTATAGTGGTCAATATTCTATGAAGGTTACTGCTAATGAAGTTAGCTCAGACAATCAATCATCAAATGCATTTACTTATTCACGACCTTCAAGTAACCGCGACGGTAATCCTACTGAAGATCTTCTTGGAGATGCGAGATTTGTAACTGCATCTAAAGGAGAACAATATGGATTTTCTGTATATGCTAAAACAGGAAATATAAATGGAGGCGACGTAGTATTCACTTGTATGGAGTTATCATCCGATGGGAGACCATTGGCTGCGGCACAGAATTTCATATGGCCGATTTCTAAAACTTGGAAAAAATTGACGACTAAGTTTAATGTTAATAAGAAAGCTACGGCACATTTAGGATTGGGTCTGGAATTTAGGCATCCTCGTGGTTTATCGAATAGGACTGTATTTTTTGATGGTGCAACATTTAAAAGAATATTTGATGAGCGAAACGAAGTTGTTGCTGGAGATAATAACGTCACTTATGATTTAGTTGCTAAACAATATGATGCAGGTAGAGATGTAATTCAATATACTGGTAAAACCACTTTGGATATGCCAGGAGATCAGAATGCGGCATCAGCATCATATAATACTGCATATAATAATACTGGTTCACTTTATATAGGTGGATATACTACAAATGATTTTGGTGGACAATTTAGTGGTTCTATGATGGAATTTAGAATATGGAAATCTAGATTAGACGAAAAATACTTTGATCAGCATGTAGAAAATCCACAATCTTATGCGGGAAATAGTGTAAGTGCTTCATTTCAGGATATTGCTTTACGATATAGTTTTAATGAATCTAAGAATCATAATAGTGATACAACTGTTAGAGATACGTCAACGGATCAATCTTCACCGATTGCTGGAATAGCTACTGGATTTGCAGATGAAACAAGTTATTCTAGTGTTGTTGATAGAACAAAATTTCCACTACCAAAATTAGGTGGGATTAGAAGAAACGCAAATAAAATAAGAATTGAAAAAGCACATTATCTAGATCGAATAGGTGAAAATATAAATTTAAGCCCAACAAATAGAGTTGAAATTGCATCTTACGATAGAGCACCATTAGATTTAAGTCGAGTAGGAGTATATTTTTCACCAGCAGATGTTATAAATCAAGATATAATGAACCAATTATCAGATTTTAATTTTGACCAGTATCTTGGAGATCCGAGAGATGATGAAGAATATCAATATAGAGATTTAGATAAGGTAAAATTAGAATATTTTAAGAAATATACTGGAGCTAATAATTTTTGGGATTATTTGAGATTATTAAACTATTATGATCATTCATTATTTACTCAATTGGAATCTTTGTTACCAGCAAGAAGTAAAGCAGTAGTTGGAGTATTATTGGAGAATAATATATTAGAAAGAAATAAACAACCTATAAAACATCCAACATTTGAAAATCCAGTTTTTGAAGATACTATTAAATTAGAAGAAGATGATGGTGGATTTGTTTCTTCAAGTGCTGAAAATAATTATTTAGAAGTTACTCAAAATGTAACACGACTTGATAGAGAAATAGATGAAGATTCTTCTTATGAAATGTTTTCTGATAATCAATATTATGAATCAACTATTAGTGGGGATATTTTTTCTAAACCTTCATTGAGAGATTTAAATAGAGTAGATAAGTTTGGACATTTTGGAAGAAATTATACTACTGCTAGTATTTACATTGGAGGACCAATATCTGTTTTTACGGAAGCAATTACCACGATAAACAATCAAAGAACTTCTCAATTTAACAAAAAACCAATGTATATTTATAATAGTAAGGAAAATTTTTTACAAGGAACAGCGGCGTCTGTTTCATTTGTAACTTCTAGTTTTGAAAAGATAACTGAACATTCAACTGGATTACGTAGAATTAATTTTGAAGGTAGTAAAAATACTGTTACTACTGCATTATCTTCATTGGATGTAAATGGTAAGAAAGATTATACTCCAGTTACTTATATATTAACAAATCCATATGCATTAGTAGGTGATGCACGTGAAAGTGTACAGTTAAGAACAGAATTTGATACTGGAAACGAAAATGATTAATAAACTTAATTTATATATATTTATAGATAACAAAGGTTGTCTGTGATCATATATTACAAATCGAAGGAATTGAAAAATGGCGTATTTAAATAAAACAACTCAGGTCTTGAAGGCTATTCTTACCAATAAAGGTAGAGAAAAGCTAGCTCAAGGACAGTTTAATGTATCACATTTTGCTTTAGCAGATGATGAAATAGATTATACATTATGGGATACTGCACACCCATCCGGTTCGGATTATTATGGAACCGTTATAGAAAATTTACCATTATTAGAACCAGTTCCAAATGAAACTAGTGTAATGCGATATAAACTTTTAAGAAGTACCGATCATTTAGATAAAAGCGCTGGAATGAAGATGGCTACTATTGGGGGTACTTTTAATAATAGAGTAAATACTAATAGTGGAATTTTAGATTTAAGTTGGAAAAATGTAAGTAATGCTGGGGATGAAGATTCTATACAATGTACTACACTTAATTTACATTCAAATTCTGCACCTGAAGGATATTCTTATACATTACTTAATACAAATATAGCTTATCTATATTTAGATGATAATCCAACAACCGCTGGTAGATTTTCTCAACCTACAGAACAATCTTTAAGATTTAGAGCTTCACAGACATTAATATCGCCCCCAGGTAATAATACTATTAAAATTAAAGCTAAGAGAATTACAAGTACACAAGATCTTTCAAAAACAACTTGCATAGTTACTGGATTGATGTCTGGTGCAACTGCAGCTTTGACAATTAGAGTTAATTATAAGGCAAATGAATAATGGCATTTTTGGATAAAAGCGTAACAGTATTTGTAGACGCAGTTTTGACAGAATTGGGTAGACAACAGTTAGCAACTGCTGGTAATCTTAATATAAGCAAATTTGCATTAGCAGATGATGGTATAGATTATAATCTTTTTGATGTTACACATACTAGTGGACCTGATTATTATGATAATGCTATTTTGAATATGCCTTTATTGGAAGTTATGACTAGAAGTGTAGCGGTAGCTGAAGATGGAAAAGATGGAGCAATGAAATTTCCGTTGAAAGATAAACTAGATGATACAGTAGATACTATTCTTATAACTGGAGTTCCAACAGCTACAGAAACAGTAGGAGCTTTCGATTATTTTGTGATATCACCAGTTACAGAAAATTTTGGAGAAGATGAAGAATATACTTTAACTTTACCAGACGATGTTTATATTGATGTATTTAAAGAAGGTGAAGTAATAACAGTAGAAGAGATTGGATAAGGTAGGAGAGTAATAAATGCCATATAAGACAAGAACAGGCAAAAAATTTATATTGGTAGCTAAATCAGTTGTTGGTAAAACTACAGGTACATTTCCAGATAAACAAGTAACTATTTCTGGTAAAGGAGAACTATCTGGAAAGGAATTTTCAACTAAGATTACTATTAAGGCAGGGACACCAAAACGTATTTTAAATGGACATTTATTTAATGTTGATGGTACCATAACCGCACCGTCTCCCCCACCCGCAGATGATACTTCACCAAAACCTCCAACCGCAGGTTTTACCTACAGAACTGAGGATGGTTAAGAATGGCAGGACAACAAACATTAACAGCACCAGCTACTGTAGTATTTACGGATGCTTCACTAGGAGAAGCATTAATATATAGTTGGAAATTTGGAGATGGAATAGACGCGGAATCTATAAATCCAACTCATACTTATCAAACTCCAGGAACCTATACAGTAGAATTGACTGTAACAAATGAAGATGGATCTGATACTGCTACTGCAGATATAGTAGTATATCAACAAAGTTCTGGTAATGGCAACGGCAACGGTAAAAATGGTAAGGACGATCTGGATCCAGAGTAAATGAAAATTTTTAATGAAAATAATATTTAATATAAATAGGAGAACATAAAATGCCAATAGGAGACGCATCAGGCGTATTTCAACTTTTTGATACAGCCGAAGATATAGTGGCGAACAGAGTTACTACAGTTTCAAGTGGTATATGGTCGAGCGGAGGAACTACATTAACTCAAGGATCTGCAACTGCTGGATTCTTTTCATCGTCAGCGCAGAGTGCATCTAGTGGAGATTATTATACTGATGTACATCAAGAAGCATCATCATCATCTACATCAGAAGTACAATTTAGTGTGACTTATGGACATCATGCTGGTAGTGGATCAAAAAATGCTACGGACGGTACAAATGCTTCCCAGGCTATATATTCACAATTTAAAAATGTAATTGTGTCACCAACTCAAACATTTTTTAAGTATGGTGCAAGTGGAGCTGAATTAGAATCATCTTCATCATATTTTATCTCAGTATCAAGAGCTCGGATGAGAGAAAAGGTTGACCCAGGTAATTGGGAAATAAGATTAGGAACTGCAACTTTAAGATTAATTGATGATAGTGGCGCTACTTCTGATTCTAGTGTTGCTAAGGGAACTACATATTTTAATATTGTTTCAGGAAGTATAAGTGGCGGAACAGCTTCATATAAGTATTCATCTGGTACAACCAAAATGTACTATGGAAGATTTTATCCGTTTTTAGGTGTTTTTATGCTTGACTCTGGTAAATTAGATGATAATCAATCTGGAACTCAGAATGGTATTTCACTTGCTACTGGATTAAGTACTAATGCGGATGATAATAATTCTAGTAAATTGTATAATGCAATTAATACTACGGGTGGATATTTTCAAGCAAGACGTGAAGAAGATATTAAATCAACTCATTATTTCTGCAGAGTAAATAATAGACGATATAATTTTAGTCAAAACCCAACTTATTATACTGGAAGTGGTGAATTAACAAATCCAACTTATGTAACCGATCCTCGTACATATATTACTACGATAGGATTGTATAATGCTAATAGTGAATTGTTAGCGGTAGCTAAACTTAGTAAACCGTTCTTAAAAACTCCGGCGAGAGAAGCAGTAATAAAAGTAAGACTTGATTTTTAAGTGAGGTAAGCTTATGTTTAAGCCGATTGGAGAAGGCAACGCAACAATCACCCCGTTTAAAGTTTTTAAACAATACGAATTCACTGACGCGGATAGTGGAAGTGGAGTTTTTATTCTTGAAGGCACTAGTGGGAGCTATTTTAATTATAGTACTGCGTCTGCTCAGTCAAAATCTTTAGGTACTTTTAATGAGTTATCAAGGTCTCTTGGAAAAGACAAGGATACTTGGTATAGCGTAGGTACTTTTTATAATCTTCCTGTTTATAATTCAATTAATCATTTATATTATAAATTTGAACAACAAAATAATCCTAAGGGACTATCCCCCCAACCACAATTTAGTTTTAATCAAGATCCTTGGCCTAGAGATTCATCTGGGTCATTTTTAAATAGAATACATAATAGTTTAAGAGTTATTAATATTCCTAGAAAATTTTTCGGAGAAGAAATAAAACCTGGGACAGTACAACTTATTGATAATTCTTTGACAGATGAAACTCTTACTTTAGTAGATGATGAAAGAGGACATTTATATGATTCTGTTTATTCATCAAGTTTTGCAAGAAGGTCATCATCATTATCAGGGTCTAATGTTGTGGTAGGTGATTCTGTAGGAAACGTATTTTATGATCAAGGTTTTATTGTTATAACTGATACTGGGTCAAAATATGGTAATGTGGCAAAATTGGAAGGTACAGATGGTTATGAGTTAGAATTTCAAGGAACTAAAACTATTAGAGAATATGAATTTTTGTGCAATATACAAGAATACGAATATAATGGTACAGATAATATAAGTGCAACTCCGGGTAGAAGTGGTTCACAATTACTTGGAAGCGATTTATCTGGATTTTTTATGGAAGGAATACATACACAATTGACAGGATCAGTTTATAATGAAGTTGGAACACAAGAAGAATATGATACAAGTTTAGTATATAGACCAGCAGGAGTATATTCAAATTTTGTAACTCATTCTGCTTTTAATCCATATATAACAAGTATAGGGTTATATGATGATAATAAAGAGTTATTAGCGGTGGCTAAACTATCCCGCCCAATAAAAAAACCAAAAGAATATGATATTTCCTTTACGATAAGATTTGATAATTAAGGATTAATATATTTATAGTTGTAAGAAACATAATATTTATTTATAATATAATAAAGTCTATACCTTTTTTTCTAAAAGGTTACTTCACTTAAAAAAATAACGAGGAGATTTACCTTGCGTAAATTTTTATTGGGCTTGATGTTGGTGATGAGTTTCGTATATACTCAGACACCAATCATTAGACTTATGCAGAGCAGAGAGTATAAGACACCAAAGTATTGGTGGAGAGACCAAGTTACTCATAGTTTAAGAACATACTTAGCTGATGTTACTTCTGAGCCAGCAAACAAAAACAATAACTTTGATGCTTTTAGAGATGATGTAATGACAGTTGCCGTTACAATTGACGACAATGGTGCAAATGTTAGTGCTTTTCGTTTAGACATTATATTTGATAATGATATCTTTACTTGGTCTCACGATTCAACCTATATACATAAAGGTGCACATATAGCTGGTTGGACAGAGGGCGATAGTGCACAAAGTGGTCATCACTATTCTTATGAAGTGGTTCGTTATGCTAATATAGGTTATACTGATGGTATAGCAAGTAATGGTAATGAAATATCTGTATCTGATAGTAGATACGATTGGTTAAGAATTACAATGGTATCTCACAATGTAGCCACACACAAATTTGGTGGGGGTAATGGTGTTCAAAAAGAATTAATAAAATTACATTTTAAAGTGAATGATGTAGCAGATAACTTTAATCCACGTGCTTTTAGAATAGCAACTGAATATCAAGGTGGTGTAGGATGGTATACTTATGTAACGAATGGAAATTATTTAACTGCTTATAAAGTTTTTATAGATGGTAACTATGGAACAGAATCAACTAACTTAGATGGTGCTCGTGGTGATATAACTCTTCATCCAAAACTTGTTGATGTTGAGGGATACTACAGATACATTCAAGGTAATGGTAGAGGTATGGGTGCAAAATGGGATTATGCTGATGCTAACCCAGCTTGGAGACGAGGTCCAATAGAAAACACATATCCATATTGGAAAGTAAAATTTGAATTAGATAGAAATGAAGCTAACTTTAATCCACGAATAACTAATTGGTATAATTTAGAAGTTATAGCAAATGACGCTAATGCTGCAGATGAAGATGGAAGTGATGATGTTATTGGAGACCACACGGCAACATTTCTGTATGATAAGAAATCAACAACTTCAGCACAAGTTCTTCCTAAAGAGGGATTTCTGGGTATATCTTATTATGACTCAACTTATACAGATGATAAAGGGTATTATCAAATACAATTACCAAGAAATAATAGATATCGTGTTTCGTTTTGGCCACCCGATGATAGCGATGATATAGAAACACACGACCAATTTGATTTACATAGAGAACAAATTACAAATGTAACTGATGCTATAGCGTCTTTTAATTTTCAATCAGGTAAACATCACAACTATAATGCAGGTACAAGAGATATTCCAGGAACACGAATAGATACATTGACTGCTCTTGAGTATTTAGTTGGAGATGTTGACGGTGATGATTTATTTTTTCTAAACGACACTTATCTGTTATGGTCTTATTCGGCTGGATTATTTTCTAACTATACACACCACACTGGTAGGTCTCATGAAGATTGGTCTTCAATAGAAGTTTTTAAAGAAGGTGGTAATGCTTTAAACTATGGATATTATAATACAGTAAATGGTCAAACAAGATTAAACAAATATGAGTATACAATATATTGGGATGAGAATACAACTGCCAATACAAATAATGGTGGAGATAGAGCTTCTGGAGTTAATAATGGAGAGTATTCACCAATAACCACAACAAGAGCTTTAGCTACTAATCAAAAAGCATTAACATTTGGTCATATAGAAACTATAAACCCATTAATGGATGACCACCAAACAGGATTGGATACACTTCATTTAATAATTGGAAATGGTTATTCTTCTTGGGCACCAAACAGAACTGACAACGATGATAATCCTGATTATTTAATGCCAGATGTAGGATATTATTTTACAGGAGATATAAACGCCACAGGAACAAAAGTTTACGAAGTAAATGACAGTAAAACTGGAAGAGCTACAACGGGTAAGGGACACCAAATAACACTTAACGGTTCAGCGAATATAGATTATACTAAAGCCCAAGCAGGCACAGTTAGTGATGGATATATTGATAATGAGGGTACTACATATTATCGTTGGGCAGGTGGAAGTGCACCAACAAGACATGCTGAAAAAATAAATGATACTAATGATGAATCTAATACTAATAATATTTTAAGTGGAGCTAATAACTTTGGTGATTTTGTAGATGGAGTTGAAGTAACTCTTTCATTACCAGCCGATTCAACAGTTAGAGTTCAGTCAGGTAATCAAATTGAAGTTCCGTTAACTATTAAACCAAGAGAGGGAGTTCTTATTGCAGGATTTGAATTTGAAGTAGAATTTAAAGTAGATGAATTAACATTTATAGATATGAAAACAGATGTTTTACCAGGGCCTTGGATGACTTATGTAAATGTTCACGAAGTTGTAGATGGTTGGCAAAGAGTTTCTTTTGGTGGTATTAATTATTCACCAAGTAATGCACCTGAAACGTATCATATAGAAAACGAGATTGTTGGATTAAAATTATTATTTAAAGCAGATTTTCCTGATACTGAGTGGACAGAAGCTCCAATACGATTTGTTGGTAAACACGCCGCTGGTTCACCTGCAGGTAGAGATTTATCAATGGATAGAAAAGATGGTAAAGTAATGGTATGGAATAAGTATTGGGCATTTGGTGGTGGAAAACCTGATGGTAGTGCACTAACATATAACTATCCCAATCCATTTATAGACAATACTACATTTCAGTTTTATTTAGATAAACCAGAAGATACTAAACTTTATATTTTAAATTCAATGGGTCAAAGAATTGGAACGTTGTTAGATGAACATATTCTTAAAGGATTACATACATTTGAATTTACTAATACAGCAACAGTTTTTCTACCTGAAGTTAGTGTTTATGAGAATCATAAAACATTAGAACCAGGAGTTT